TTCTTCTATAAGTTTGTTAGTTTTCTTTCTTTCATTATTTTGTTTTGCGATAGCAGTTGTAACTAAACCTATTAATGAAACCAAAGCAATAAGTGGCAATGCGTTCATAGCAATTGCCAAAGCTCCTGTTGATATGGCTAGTGCTTTTGTTGCAACTGAAGCTGTAGCATTTGCTTTTGCTAAAGCTATTGCACCTGCAGATGTAGCTGCAAATTTCGCAATAAGAATTGTTTTTGCTGCAGACAATAAACCTGCAGCAACTGTTGCAGCTTTAAAAGCTATAGCTATACCTGTAAATAAAGTAACTGTTTTTCCTAACGGTGAATTTATAAAGTTAGTTATAACTTGAGTTAATTGTGTAAACCCTCTAACAACAGGCAATATTGCAGGTGTTAAAGCATCTCCAAAAGCTCTTGCTAAGTTTTCACCTTCATTACTTAACATTTTAAAAACCATTGTCGGGTCATTTTTAATTAATTCTTTTAAAGCAGGAGCACCTTCCTTTTCTATTTTTCTTAATGCTCTTAGTACAATGTCACTTGTCAATTTTCCTTGTGCAGCAAATTCTTTAAGTTGTCCAATTTCAACACCTAATTCATCTGCAATTGGTTTTAGTATTGTAGGTATTTGTTCAGCAATACTTCTAAATTCATCACCTTGTAATCTTCCAGAACCAAGAGCTTGTGCTAATTGCCTAAAAGCATTTGATGCCTCAATTGTATTAGCACCTGCTAATTTTGCAGCAGTATTAAATCCAAAAAATGTAGATTTTATATCTTCTACACCAACACCCAATGGGGCTAATCTTGAAGTTATATTGGTAATACCTTCAAGTGCTTCAGTTGAACTTAAACCGAAAGCCCTTTGTGCATCAGCAGCTATCTGTTGTGATCTGGCAAATGTCCCAGATTGTTTCGTTAACAATCCTAATCTTACATTTAACTTTTCAAAATTTGTTGCTGTATTAATTGCATTTCTAGCCAATAAAGTTAAACCAATTCCACCAATTGCTGTTTTTAACCCTCCAAAAGCACTTTGTAATTGATTAGTTTTATTTTGAACATTCTGTAAAGCTCTAGTAGCACCACTAGCATCAACAGTAAGTCTTACATTAGCCTGAGCCACAGATAAAAAAAGTCTTTATTTTAGTTTACCCTAATTTTTGTTTTTGTCGTTGCTGTGCTCTTTTTTCTTCTTCAAATTTATTCTCATAATAGGCAACCCAATATATCAACTCTTCTTCTGTTAATGACTTTCGTAATTCATCAACTGTTTTACTAAGTTCTGTTGCTAGGAAAAATTCAAAATTAAGCCAATTATCCCCCTTTATTCTTTTTTTGCTGTTTCTAAATCTAAACTAACATCAAAAAGAAAAAGTTCTAAATCATTAAGAACTTTTTCTGGTAGTGATCTTTGTAATATTGGTGCATCTGACATATCAAATGCAGGTGTACCATCTTCTTTTTGTGCCATCTTACAAAGCAGATGTGTGGAAACTGTAAGAGCCTCGTCTGTACCTGTATATTGTTGGGCTTTTTGCCTGTCAAACCTTGTTATTGGTGGAAAATACAACTCTATTTTTGTCCCATTAGGAGCTTCTAGTTCATATTTTCTTCTAGTAGACATTTCATCTTTAAAAGCACCAATTAAAAGGTCTGCAGTTCTTTGATTTGCCATAAATTATATTGCTGAAGTTATTTGGCCAGTAGGCTTAAATGTAATGCTAATAGTGTTTGCCTCACCTAAACTTGAACTTTGTTCAAAGTTAGTAATAATGCCATTAAAAGATATTTTCTTCGTAGCACTACTGCTGTCAGGAAAAAGTTCAAAAGAAGCTGTACCTGCATCACCTGTAACTAAAGCACCATCAACAAAACTTGCTGTTTCACCTGAAGCGGAATCATCATAAAGTAATTCAGCACTTCCTTCACCTTCAATAAGACCGCCCGTAAAACTTTTAAAGGTATCTCCTTGTGCTGTTATTTCTTGTATGTCTTTTGAAATAGACATTGACCAACTTGTTGTACCAAGTACAGGGTTAACAGATGAGCCACCATCATCAAATTTAAGTTGCCCAACGTCGCCTTTAACTTTTGCCATGACAAAAAAAAGAATTATTTAGTATTAGTTTAACCTTTTTCTGACTTTTTTACAGTCTTTATTTTTGCTTGTTGTTTTTCCATGTATCTACGACACTGATTATCCCAATATTGTGGCTCTCTTCTTCCTTTAACTTTTTCGATTACATCAAGCATTTCATCTGTAATTTCAATCATCATAAATCCTCATAAATATTAAATGTAATTCTTATTTGGGTTTGAAATTTACCTTGTGGACTAGATGCAAAAATTTCTGGACCAATAGGTGAATCAAAAATTACATTTGAAACTGTGACTCTATTGTATAAATCTCTTAGTCTTTTGCCAATAGTATAATTTGACCCTGCACCAATACCTTCTTCAGTAAATATATTTAAAATGACCAACCCAACAATATTATTAGTAGCAGTACTTGTATCTCCCTGTGTTAAATATTCATTTGAACCAAAACTTGTTATACATTGAACGAAAGTATCTTCAGTTGTTGAATCAATTTCAGTTGCATCACTGCATAGTTCTGTTCCAAGTTTTGTTTCGTAGATCTCAATAATGTCGAAACTGACTGTGGGTAATGGAGGAATGTTTGAGTCTTGTTCAGCGGTTGATGAATCCTCAAATATTTCATTGCTTTCTGGTATTGGCTCAACTTCTGAAGTCGACGTG